CGTCTCGCTCCTGGCGGGGGCGTGTTGGTTATCCTTACTCGTTGGCACGATGACGATCTTGCTGGAAGATTACTCAAAGCAGCAGCGGATAACGGCGAGCAGTGGGAGGTTGTTAACTACCCAGCCATCGCCGAAGTTGACGAGCCCTTTAGAAAGCAGGGCGAAGCCCTCCACAAAGAACGTTACGACGAGACGGCCCTAGCGCGAATAGAGAAAGCCGTTGGGCCACGAGATTGGTCTGCGCTATATCAGCAGAATCCAGTGGCGGATGACGGTGACTATTTCACACGAGATATGATCCAGTATTACGAGCGCGACGAGATCGACCATGACCGTATGAAGTTTTATGTGGCGTGGGATCTGGCGATCGGTAAGAACGATAGAAACGATTACACCGTAGGCATGGTAATCGGTGTTGATGAATATGATCAGTTATTCGTGGTCGATGTTGTCCGTGGCAAGTACGACGGTTTCGAAATCGTTGAGCGGATACTCGATCTATATGAAGAGTGGAAGCCGTTAATTATCGGTATAGAGAAGGGCCACATTGAGATGGCTCTTGGGCCATTCCTAGAGAAGCGTGTACGTGAGCGCGGACTCTACCAAGCGTATTTCAAAGATCTTAAAACAGGGCGCAGAGATAAAGAAGCGCGCGCCCGTGCTATTCAAGGACGGATGCAGCAGGGCATGGTGTTCCTGCCGAAAGACGAACCTTTTACTGGCCCGTTGGTAGCGGAGTTACTGCGCTTTCCTAACGGGGTACATGATGACCAAGTCGATGCGCTGTCTTGGCTCGGCCTGATGATGACTGAGTTCAGCACGTTTGTTGAACAGGTCGACCACATTCCATCTTGGAGAGATCGCCTGCCTGGACTTCTCAAAGGCGAACGAACTAACAAATCTGCAATGAGCGCATAATAATGGCGAAAGCAACGAAGATATCTCCTGCGAAGGAAGAAGAAATTACCCGCACCCAGTGGAGCCGCTACGAGCGAGCACGGGATAATGGCCACCTAGAGTATGTATGGATGGCTAAAAAGTGCGATGAGTATTACCAAGGTGAGCAGTGGGACGCTGACGATGAGGCAGCCTTAGAAGCAGAAGGCCGACCAGCGCTTACTATTAATACCATTCTCCCTACTATTAATACCATTTTAGGTGAGCAGTCCACACGTAGAGCGGACATCCAGTTTAAGCCACGAAGAGGCGGTGATTCAGAAGTCGCGATGACACTGAACAAGCTGTACATGCAGATCGCAGATAACAACAAGCTTGATTGGGTAGAGCAGCAGGTATTCAGCGACGGTTTGATTATGGATGGCCGTGGGTACTTTGACGTTCGAATGGACTTCAGCGATCACGTAGAAGGTGAGATACGAATTACCGCTAAAGACCCCCTAGACATAATAATTGACCCAGATGCTAAAGAAGCGGACCCAAAGACTTGGAACGAGGTGTTCGAGACTAAGTGGATGACGCTCGATGAGATCGAAGAGCTATACGGTAAAAGTAAGGCAGAGCGGTTGTTGTTTGTAGCAGAGAACGGTATGTCATTTGGCCCTGACTCTGTTGAATATCAAGAGACCCGCTACGGCGACACTGAGAGTAACGACGATCACTACGGCGCGGGCGTCCCAGGAGACGACGAATATCGTAGCGTGAAGGCGTTGCGTGTTGTGGAGCGTCAGCATAAGAAGATAGCGCGCGTTGATTTCTTCGTTGACCCTGATACAGGTGATCAACGTCAGGCACCAGATGCGTGGAGTGAAAAGAAGAATAAGAAGTTCGCTAAGCAGTACAACCTATCTCTTATTAGTAAGGTAATCCGCAAGGTGCGATGGACCGTTACTTGCGACCAAGTTGTGCTGCATGATGATTGGTCTCCGTACAATCAGTTTACGATAATCCCGTTCTTCTGTTACTTCCGCCGTGGCCGACCGTTTGGTGCGGTACGGAACCTGCTGTCACCGCAGGAGCAGCTGAACAAAATAGCTTCTCAAGAGTTGCACATAGTTAATACTACAGCTAATAGTGGTTGGATGGTCGAGTCAGGATCGTTAGTCGGTATGACCGCTGATGACCTTGAAGAACACGGCGCTGAGACCGGATTGGTACTTGAGTATGCGCGTGGTACTGCACCCCCAAGTAAGATCCAGCCTAACCAGATACCGACGGGCCTAGATCGTATTGCTGCCAAAGCTGCTGCAAACATCAAGGTGATATCGGGCGTGAACGACAGCATGTTGGGCACCGATAGCGCAGAAGTATCGGGCGTTGCGATTCAAGCAAAGCAGAACCGTGGCGCAGTGATGATCCAAGTGCCTTTGGACAACCTGCGTAAGTCTCGACAGTATCTTGCAGAAAAGATCCTGAACCTTATCCAAACTTTCTACACAGAGCAGCGTGTTATTCAGGTTACTAACGATAACGACCCGCTCAAGCCTCGTGAGGAAATGATCATCAATGAGGAAACCCCAGAAGGGCAGGTTATAAATAATCTGACCGTGGGAGAGTACGACGTGATAGTGACTACTGCTCCAGCGAGAGACAGTTTTGACGAGGTCCAGTTTGCAGAGGCAATTAGCCTACGTCAGGCCGGCGTTGCAATTCCAGATGATGCGATCATTGAATACAGCCACCTCGCTAAGAAAGGCGAGCTAGCTAAACGTATTCGCGTTATGACTGGGCAGGAACCACCGACCCCAGAGCAGCAAGAAGCACAAGCAGCGCAGGCTGAGATTCAGAACAAGCAGATAATGCTCGAAATTGCGAAGCTAGAAGCTGAAGTTAAGAAGCTACAGACTGAAGCCGCTGTGAATATCGCGAAGGTGCAGGACGTTTCTGAAACAAACCCACAGATGAGAATGCAGGAACTGCAAACTAAGAAAGAAATGGCAGAGCAGCAGGCTCAGCTAAGACGTGAGCTTTCTTCAGAGACAAACCAGATACGCCAAGGGCAAGCAGAAACGTCCGCAGCGACAAAGATAGCAACGACCGCTATGCAACAAGCACGTAATCAAAATACCCCCCCACAGGAACGATAGGAGTTCTTAAATGAGTGAGCAAGACGAGACAGTAAAAAACGATATAGAGTACAACGTAATGCCTGGGGCTGATATTCCAGATGCAGATAGTAATGAGCTACTGGACCTTAGCTTTGCTGAAGTAGCAGAAGTCAAAGAGCCAAGTGAAGAAATTGTTTCTGAAGATGAAGAAAGTACAGAAGAAGAAACAGAAGAAGAAGCAGAATCGGAAGAAGAGACCACTGAGGCCGAGGTTGAAGTTGAAGTTGAAGAAGAGGTGGTTGCAGTAGAAGAGCCAAAATCTAAGAAAAAGCCAATGGTTCCCAAGGCGCGGCTCGACGAAGTACTCGCTAAGCAGAAAGCCTTACAAAAACAATTGGATGATATTAATGCTGCAACTGAAAAATCGGCTGAAGCCCCAGAAGAGTATGACTTTGACGCAAAAGAAGTCGAATACCAGAACATGGTACTGGACGGTGAAACAGACAAGGCCGTCGGTCTCAGACGTGAAATCAGAAAAGCTGAAAGAGCCACGTTAGAGTTTGAAATGCGCGCGGAAATGAATCAAACAGTTAGCCAAGACCGCCAAATGAACGCTCTTCAGCAAGCTGCTAATGCAATGGAAGAGGCGTACCCCGTTTTTAGTCGGGACAGTGAAGACTACAGCGAGGATATGACTAACGAAGTCGTCGAATTACGTGATGCTTTCATTTTAAAGGGCTATGAAGCGGTTGATGCGCTGTCTAAAGCAGTCAGATACGTTGTTAAGGACAATGGCCTTGATGAAGTAGACCAAGACGCGCCGAGTTTGGCGGGTACAGCTAAGAAAACAGATGAGTTGGCAAAGAAACGCACGCAAATCAGTAAAAAGCTTAAAGCGGCGGAGTCTCAACCTCCTGAACTTCCTGGCGAAAGCTCTTCAACCCACGGCGAGAAGACGCTTGACCTCTCTTCTATGACAGAAGAAGAGTTCGATGCGCTCCCTGAAGCTACATTGAAGCGCCTACGCGGCGATACGTTCTAAAGAGGTAATTATGGCAGCTGAAAAAGACCCACGACTAGCCCGTGCAGGAGTATCGGGCTTTAACAAACCAAAAAGGACGCCGAGCCACCCTAAAAAGTCGCATGTTGTCGTGGCTAAAGAAGGCAGCACCGTTAAAACCATCCGTTTTGGGGAGCAGGGTGCGTCCACTGCTGGAGCACCAAAGGCAGGCGAGACAGATAAGATGAAAGCCAAACGTAAAAGCTTTAAAGCACGACACGGTAGAAATATTTCTAAGGGCAAGATGTCAGCTGCATATTGGGCCGATAAGGTTAAGTGGTGATTGATGAAGACTCGCATCCACGTCAATCAGCACAACATACGCGCTAACAGCAAGGGGGCAGCCGAGCCTGTGTTAACGGTTAAAGACTATAAAAATAACCGTAAAGTTAATAGGGCAGAAATAGTTTCCGCTGATGGCGAGGTAGTAGCTACTGTTGTGTACAGCCCCGATAAGCCCCTCTCATGTGGAGCCAAAGTCTGGATCGAAACTGAGTTAGCGGTAATCGTGTAATACATACTTAGTTGTTGCATAATAATAATACCTGTACTAATATAACAATACGTTTATCACTACGACATGTGGTCGCCCCGTAGGCGTAAAAACCGTACCCCCCGCCTGTACTAGGCGTAAAACCTTCCGAGGCCGCCCCTCGTTAATCAACGCTAAACGTTCTTCTACACGATAGTAGGAAACGGATTAGCCGCTCCTGAAAAGTCGGCTGCTTATATTAGTGGCACTAATGTCGCTAGTAATTATCTAACTTTATTAGGAGCCAATCATGGCTACAACAAATTTCGGTACGCTTTCGGGCGACCAACTCCAAACTTGGAGTCGCGACTTCTGGAAAGTAGCTCGCAACCAATCTTTCATTAACCAGTTTGCTGGTAGCGGTTCAAACGCTATGGTTCAGCGTGTTACTGAATTAACTAAAAACCAAAAAGGCACCAAAGCCAACATCACTTTGCTAGCCGACATGACCGGCGACGGCATCACTGGCGATAACACGTTGGAAGGCAATGAAGAAGCCTTGCGCGCGTATGACATCACCATTGAGCTAGACCAGTTACGTTTTGCTAACCGTATGGCCGGTCGTATGACTGACCAGAAGACTGTTGTTAACTTCCGCGAGCAATCTCGTGACGCACTTGCTTATGCAATTGCTGACCGCTGTGACCAGCTAGCGTTCTTAACCATGTCTGGTGTTGCTTACAGTAACAAAAACAACGGTGCTCTTCGTATTGCTAACGCTTCTGCTGGCCATGATCTTATCGATCTAGAGTTTGCTTCTGACGTTTCTGCTCCTTCAGCTAACCGTCACCGTCGTTGGGATGCAACCAGCGGTCTATTAGCTGGCGACACTACTGCTGTCATTGCTGCTGATAAGCTCAGCTACGAGACTATCGTAGAGTTGAAGGCATATGCTAAAGACAATTACATCCGTGGTATTCGTGGTGCTGGTAACCAAGAAACTTTCCACATGTTTGTAACTCCGCAGCAAATGGCTTCTTTAAAGCTCGATGCAAACTTCCTAGCTAACGTTCGTAACGCCGGTGTACGCGGAACGTCGAACAGCTTGTTCTCTGGTTCTTCGTCGTTGATGGTTGACGGTGTAATGATCCATGAGTTCCGCCATGTGTTCAACACGTCTGGTGCTACTACTGGTGCTTCTGGCAACGCTGGAGTCGCCGGCTATAAGTGGGGCGCAGATGCTAACGTCAACGGAGCGCGTGCTTTGTTCTGTGGTGCTCAAGCCCTTGCAATGGCTGACATCGGCCTGCCTGAGATGGTTGAAGATACTTTCGACTACGGCAACCAGTCCGGTATTTCAGTAGGTAAGATCTTCGGTCTCCGTAAGCCTAAGTACAACAGCGATATCACTAGCACTGTTGAAGACTTCGGCGTTATTGCACTAGACACAGCTTACTAAGAACACGGCCCCTCTTCGAGAGGGGCAAACTTTTTTTATAAGGAAAATTATTTATGGCAACTCTATACACATCGGGTTCAGTGCTTGGTAACAGCGCTTTCAAACCCTCTCCCCAAGGTGCAATGGGTGTCCGTTCTGCTACGTTCGCAGCCGGCGCTCTTGTTGTTAATGATGTAATTCAAATGTGTGACGTGTTTAAAGGTGAAACCGTTGTCGGCGTAGTTATCACTACTACTGATCTCGACACTGGTGGATCTCCAGCGATTGTTCTCGATACGGGATATGGCGGCGCAACGGCTGCTTTGATCGATGGTTCTACTATCGGCCAAGCTGGCGGTACTGCGAGTTCTTTCGCTGTTGGTAACGCAACTCATGGTTCGGCTGCTGTATCGCCTGTCGTGTTTGCTGCTGATGACACTATCGATATCTTGGTTCAAGTAGCTCCTCAGACGACTGCTGCTGGCACCATAACTATGTATCTTTTCGTCGCATAGTAAAGTGACAT